GTGTGGACTTGGGAAGAAACTCCCGAGACTGTTGAAGCACTCAAACAACTCCACAACACTGTAGTGAACAACCGAGTCAATCGTCCTCACGATTATCAAGGACCACTGTATGCTCCCCATCCTGATATTAAAAAATGAAACTACTGACACTTGAAGACTATCAAAAGGCGGGTGAGACATTCTGGCCTAAGTATTGGTACATTGCTAAAGAACTGGGTGAAAATGCTAAACCAGAAGATATCCTAAAGGTTATGGAAGCAGTTGGTGGTGTCGCACTGAAAATAGCATTGGAAGAAAAAGAAGGACCTTTTGGATTCAACAAACATAATGACGGACAAGAAACTGATTGACGATGCTTTTTACATTGAAAAAAAGTACTATGGACTCTGGGACTCAACCGATCTTGAAGGCAGGGGACTGGTCACGGCTCTCACTGAAGACGCATGTGTCAAAGCAACCCGTTTTTATCTTAAAGGACGGCAGGAAGGTTGGCCTGAGACCAAAACGTATGAGGGTGAAGTAGGAGGAAAGTTATAAATAAATATAAAGTCAAATTTAGTGACAATGAACCTCCAAGAAATCGCCCTTGCATATCAGTCAATTTATTTGACTGAAGAAACTAACGAAGAAGTAAATATTGAAGACCTTTCTCAGGAAGAACTGGATCTCGTTGCTGAAGAAGCAATTGAATCCCTTCTTGAGGAAGGTTTTACTATTGAAGAAATTGAAGAAGCATTTGAAGAAGATATTGAAGATGACTTTTTCGTTGAAGCACGTATGACTGATAAGCAGAAAGAAATGCGTGCTCAATTTAAAGCAAAGCAAGCAGCACAAACTGCACAGACGACTAAAGAGACTGAGGCAAGAAAGTCTGCTGCAGCAAGAAAGGAGAGAGTTGAGAAAGTAAAGGCATCTGTTAAGTCTGGTATTTCTAAGGTAAAGGAAAAGGCTGCGGAAGCAGGAGAGTCTGCTAAGAGAAAGACTAACCAAGCAAAGGGTGCAGTTGCAAAGGCAGCACTCAAGGCAACTGGTACGGAACTTAAGGGCAAGAAGGGTCAAACCCTCAGCAGTTCACAGATTCATACTCAGCATAAGTCTGTAAGAGATAAGGCAAAGGCAGCAATTGTAGCAAACGTCAAAGATAAGGTAAAGCAAAAAGTAAGAGACGTTGTTGATCCTCAGGTTGGTAAGTATGCTGCTAAGAGAGGACTTGGTGGTCCTGGTGCTGGATTAAAACTGAGATCTAAGGATCCAGAAAAGAGAAGAGCAGTAAGAGGTGAAGTTGCAGCAGATATCAAACAAAGAGTTGCTTCTAAACCAGGAAGAGTTGTAAAAGCAGCAGGTGAAAAGGCAAAAGAAGTGAAGAAAGGTTTAAAGAGAAGTGCAAGAGGTGCTCTTCTGAATCTGGCGAGAAGACTCAAGGAAGAAGGTGGAGAACTTGATACCTTTGATCTGGTTGCAGCATATATGATTGATGAAGGATTTGCTTCCGACTTTGATGGTGCAACCGCACTGATGACAAAACTGTCTTCTGAACTTGTTGAGAGCATTTGTCAATCCCAGATGGATTTGATTTCTGAGGAAATTCAAAAATGATTAATGAGGAAAAGAAGGGCGGTGCTAAAGACGCTTGCTACCATAAGGTGAAGTCTCGTTATGATGTGTGGCCTTCTGCCTATGCTTCTGGAGCATTAGTAAAGTGTCGTAAAGTTGGAGCAAAAAACTGGGGGAGCAAAAAAGAGGACATGGACTTCTACAATTCTGTTTGTAACTATCTTATTGAAGAAGGATTTGCCGCCGATGTTGAGGGGGCGAATTCTGTAATTCTTAAACTCAATGATGACATTCTGAATGACATCTACGAGAGAAAGATGACCAAGGGTGAGAGAACTAAAGAAACCAAACTGAAGGGTAAGTATGATGACTCGGGAATGAAGGCATCAATGATTCAACAGTATGGTCCAGTAAAAGGTCCTCAAGTTTACTTTGCCACTATTCGCAAGCAAGCGATGGAAGAGGTTGAGGTTGAAGAAGGTTTTAAATCTATTGATAAAGATAAAGAAAACAGAATGTATCGTCGTGCTGGTAACTTAGCACGTCAATCTCTGGCATCTAAGGGTAAGAAAAAGTATGAAGCAGCGAAGAAGTCTGCGAATATTGTAAGTGCAATTACTCGTCAAAAAGAGAATGAGAGATTTGCCAAGATGGCAGATGAGAAGGCACGAGATAATTATGGTGAGTCTTTTGATCATCCAATAAATCCGCAGAAGCATAAGGCAGCACAAAAAGATAAAAAGATTAGGAATATGACTCAATCTCCTAATGAGAATGAGGCGGCAGTTGCCAAGAAAAAAGCAAAAGGTCCTAAACTTTTTGGTGAAGCAAAAAAAGGAATGTCCAAAGATGAAATGTCTTCAGTATTGAAAGGACATAAGTACTCTAAGAAACAACTTCTTGATATGAGTAAGAAGTCTACTAAAGAGGGTAGACATGGTGAGGCTTCTGCATTTTATGCTGAGTTTGAAAAGGAAGAATTTGATATTAATCCAGCAGTAGACTATTTCTTCTCTGAGGGTATCAACGAAGATGGTCTTGAGATGATCATCCAAGAAGTTGGTCTTGAAAAGTTTGTTGAGTTTGTTGAGCACTTCTCTGATCAGCAGATTCTGACTGAAGCAAGAGCAGCGAAGAAAGCAAGAAAAGGTGCTAAGTCTTACGCTGAAGTAAAGGCAGAGATTGATGCCAAAGAAAAAGCAAAGAGAGCAAAGAGAGAAATCTCTGTAGATAAAGGAACCAAAGCAGTTGAAACTGCTAAGGCGAAGCAACCCGAAAAGAAACCAGTTAGAGATGCCATCGCTAGAGGTGTCTTCCGTGCTGTTGACGCATACAAAAAAGGCATGGAACGTCATAATGCTGCTATGGCAACCGCCAAGAAAGCAGGTAAGGTTGTAGGTGCAATCGCTAAAGAAATTCCATCAGGAGTCAAGACTGCTGGGAAGGCAGTTCAGTTTGCACACGCAGTTGCAACTAGAAAAGAAGAAGTTGAAATTGCTGAAGGTGACAAGTATGATGATGTAGGAAAGCAAGCAGCAAGAATGAGTCTGCTGAACAATCCAGGTCCTCGTTCTACTCCAGAACAGACTGCTGAAAAGAAATCACGCCTTGAGAAAAAGCGTGGCATGAAACTTGACGATCATCCTCAGTTTAAGAAAGAGGAAGTTGACAAGAGACGAGCACCAAAAGAATTACTTGATAGATTAAATTCTAGAATGCCAGGATGGTTCGCAGATGATGGTCCTAACAAACCAGCATATGATGCCAAACAAAGACTGCTTAAAAAGGCATATGAAAAAAGGAAAAGAAAAGGACTGGAAGAGGAGATCGTAAGATCAATCCTGGATGAAGCAGGTCGTCGTGCTGGTGAATCTAAAGTTGGTCAAGCAATTAAGAAGGCAGGGTCTGCTGCAATTAAAGCAGGTGTTGAAAAGGCAAAGAAGGACATTCAATCCTTAAAGAAGGAAGAAGTTGAACTTTCTGAAGCACCTTTCCAAGTTTATGATATGAAAGATAAAGTGAATGTTGGAAAGGAAATGAAGAATAAAAAAAGAGCAAGAACCAAGGCAGACAAATTGGATCAGGAGTATGGTGCTTATAGGTATAAGGTAATTCCTACTGGTGATGATAGACCAGAAGTAAAGTATGGCACCAAAAAGGAAGAGGTTGAGTTTGTTTCCGAAAAGGATGAAAAGGTAGAAGCAAAGTACAAAGGAGCAAAGACTCCATACTTACTTTCTAAGTTCCGTAAGGAGCATCCTGGTTCTCGTCAAGAGAAGAAAGTTCCTGGTGCAAAGGAAACCGAAGGTGAAGCAGCAGCACGCCGTAGAGGTGCTCAAGCAGAACGTGCTGCAAAGCATGGACTGACTTCTAAGGAAAAGAAGGAAACTCAAGCAAGAGAAAAGTATTACTCTGCAAGAGATTGACAAAATAAAATTTATCATGTATAATGTGAAGCATGGAAAGGTGGTCGAGTGGTTGATGGCTCTGGTCTTGAAAACCAGCGAGGGTAACACCTCCGTGGGTTCGAATCCCACCCTTTCCGCTCTGGGGAATTATCTCAGTTGGTAGAGCGCCTGCTTTTAGAGTTAGTCCAATGTATAAATAATACAGAGGTCTAACATTACGATTATGGCAATCGCAACTTGTAAGAGATGCTCGCAAGAGTTTTCTTATCGCCCATCACAAAAGAATGGTATTTATTGCACAAATAAGTGCCAGATGAAACATCAACAAAAGATGTATGTTGATGGTTGGTTGCGAGGTGAAAATAGTGGAGGGAATGGTTTCCAACTATCTCGACACATTCGCCATTATCTGATAGAATCCTCAGATAATAAATGCTCTCAATGTGGTTGGAGTCAAACAAATCCTCATACAGGAAATGTGCCACTTCAAATAGACCACATTGATGGCGACCCCCATAATCACGCTGTCAATAACTTACGAGTCCTATGTCCTAACTGCCATTCTTTGACTTCTACTTATGGGATTCACGGTAAGGGTAGGAAAGGAAGAAGAGCACTCCTAATGTCAACGGGGAATTAGTTTAGTGGTAAAACGGGTGCTTTGCAAGCATCAGTCACCAGTTCGACTCTGGTATTCTCCATAGACAGCAAGCAGGATGTCAGCGGTTCAAGTCCGCTATTCTCCATAGACAATTTTGAAACTGTCCATCAGGATTGGCAGTGAACTCTCCTGATGCTATAATGACATCATGAAAAACACACACCTCTCTCATCCAGAAGACATCATCCTTGAGCAAGGTATGGATGGTGTCCGTCAGATCGTCAAGTTTTTTCGTGAGAGAAACGGTAGTCTCTCTGTGAAATGGGACGGAGCACCAGCAATTGTTTGGGGTCTTCATCCTGAGAATGGTAAGTTCTTTGTTGGTACTAAGAGTGTCTTCAATAAAGTCAAGGTGAAGGTCAACTATACTCATCATGACATTGAAGTCAATCACGGTAACAAACCAAGAGTTGCTGCGATCTTGCACCTGTGTCTAGATAATCTTCCTAAACTTCATGGTGTTTATCAGGGAGACTTTATCGGTTTCGGTGGAACAGATACCTATACACCAAATACTATTACCTACAAGTTTCCAAGTAAGACCTATAAATCTATTGTGTTTGCGGCACATACTTCTTATACTGGCGATTCACTTAAGGAGATGTCTGCTCATTTTGATCAACCCTTTTGCATTAGCGAGAATCCATTCCGTGTTAAGTTTCTAAAGAAAGATGCAACCTTTACCTCCCGTCGTAGTCGGATTGATTACCTTCTTGATATTGCAGATCTGGCTTGCAATTTTGTTAGATTTCCTGAAGGAAAAGAAGCAGAACAACTCAAAGTAAAGATCAATAAGTGCATCCGTGAGCAACGTGATATCTCTGAGGCAGGTATGGGTAAGCGACTTACCTATCTTTACAAACTGATCATGTATATTAAGGAATGCATCATGGAAGGCATTTCATCTGTAGAAGAAGTAGAATGTTTTATCGGAGATTCTCCGACTTCTCATGAGGGTTACGTTATGTCCAATCAGTTTGGTACGTACAAACTTGTGAATCGCCGTCAGTTTTCTTATGCCAATTTCACTGTACAAAAGCAGTGGGATAAATAGTGTATATTGGTGTAACTAATTACCACAATAAAAATTATGAAGAATTTCAAGCAGTTTGTTACGGAAGCTGTAGAAACTTCTGCTTCAATGCAGGCGAAGAACATGGGTCTCACTGGAGACGGTCATGGTGACTGGTATGATGCTCAGGGTAAACTTGTAGCAAAAACTGTAAGTGGTAAGTTGCATGTCTTTAGTGGTAGTCAAGCACCTAAAGCAACTGAGACTCAGCAGACTCAGAAGAAAGTTCAGTCACAACCAAAGCAAACTGCAAAGAAACCAGAGCAAGAAACAGTAAAGTCTGAAGGTCTTGTGGTTGTCTTTGGTCGTTTCAATCCCCCAACTGTGGGTCATGAGAAACTCCTAAACGCTGCTGCAAGGGAAGCAAAGAGAACTAACTTTGAACTGAAAGTCTATCCAAGTAGAACTCAGGACAAGAAAAAGAATCCACTGGATCCTAAGACTAAGATCAATTTCATGAAGCAAATGTTCCCAGATTATGAGGAACAGATTCAGGATGATGCTGGTTCTAAAACCATCTTTGATGTTTTGACCAGTGCATATAATGCTGGTTATAAGAATGTGAGCATCATGGTGGGACAGGATCGTCTTGCTGAATTCCAAGGTCTTGCTCAGAAATACAATGGTTCTGAGATGTATAACTTTGAGAATATCATTGTTCTCTCTGGTGGTACTCGTGACCCTGATGCAGATGATGTCTCTGGAATGTCTGCATCAAAACTGAGGTCTTATGCTGCAAGTGGTGACTACAGTGCATTTGCTCGTGGTGTTCCTAACACTCTGAAGATGATGCAAAAGCGTGAACTGTTCAATACGGTTCGCAAGGCAATGAACATTAAAGAGGAATCAGAACTGTGGCAGATTGCTCCAAAGTTTGATCCAGAAGCATTGCGTGAGTCTTATGTTAATGGAGAAATTTTCAACATCGGTGATATCGTTGAAAACCTCAACACTGGACTTGTCGGCAAGGTTACTCGTAGAGGAACAAACTATATTATTTGTGTGACTGAGAATGGTATTATGTTTAAGTCTTGGTTGAGAGATCTTAAGGAATACACTGAAGTCAAGATGGATAAACTGATGCGTGACAAAACCCATCCAAACACTCTTGTTGGCACAAAAGGATTCTTCAACTACGTTGCTAAGATGACTCCTAGTGCATTAAAAGTCAATAAGAGATATATTGTCAAAGGTGGGAAAGCGTATAAATAAAGCATAAGAAGAAATTTTTTGGCGATAATGAAGACCTGGAGAGAGTTTAATCAGAATCTGGTTGAGAAGAAATCATCCAAGAAGGGTGATGGTAACCTTGCTAATAACTATCCACCTTATGATAAGGTAACTCGTGGAGATGTTATCGCTGGTGCTCTCGGTAAGGATGAAATGGGCGGCAAAGCTAAAAAAAAAAGCTGAGTGAAGAGATTTCTGAGAAAGAAGCACTTCAGGGAATCATTGATGATCCCGATGGAGACCCTCAAAAGAAATCAGATGCTAGAAAGCAATTAAAAAAAATAAAGGATGCGGAGAAGAAGGAACAAGATAGACAAAGAGTGCTTGATCAAAGAGACCAAGCACAGAAAACTAGAGATGCAACTCTACAACTTCAGAGAGATAAAGAATTAAGAAGAAGGCAAGAAGCAAAGGCGGAAATAGAATCAAGAAAAAGAAAAAGAGTTCTACAAACTGCTGCAGATAAAAAAGCATCAATCAAAAGAAGCATTGATAAAGCCAAAGGATCTTTACCTACTGATATTGAGACTGTTAGTAATGAAATGGGAACTGGTTCTGCATTGGCAGCATTTGGTTCTAATATTGGAAAGCAAGGAGTTGGAACTGCAAAACTTGCTACCAACTTAGCAAAGGCAGGTGTAAAAACTGTTGCTGCACTTCCATCGTTGGCAAAAGCAGCAAAGGTACAAAGAAAGCAAGATGTAGAATCGGGTGAGAAGAGAAAACTTGGTTCTAGATTAGGATTAAGAAGAAATGATGAATATAGTAGGCAGAAAAAACTAGAAAAATCAAGAGATAAAGTACAAAAAGAATTTGATAGTAAAGTAAGATCAAGAGCAAAAAATCAGAAAGCAATAAGAGATGCTAAGAAAAAATCCATTCTTTCGAGAGCAAAATCTATTGCTGATTCTAGAAGAAATAGAGAATCTGCTGAAAGGAATACGGCAATTAAGAGAGGTATAAGAACCGCAGCAGTCTTGGGTGCAAGAGCAATTGGACCTTCATCAGTTTCTAGAACCGATCAAATGGTCTCTGGTGCAAAGAGAGGAATTCGTGCTGCTGCACTGAGAGGTGCGAGACGTATTGGATATCAGTCTGAAGAATTTATCTACGAGGTAGAAGACATGAAAAAGGATAAACTTGATAGAGTTATAGATATCATGCGTGGAAAAAATAAAATTGAAGTGATGCCAAAGGAATCTAATGTTAGAGAATCAGTAAAGATTGAAGATGCAAACGGCAATCATTATGCAGAGTTTATTGATATTATTAAACCAGAACCATTAAAAGCATCAAAGGGAATTGGAAGTGAAATTCTAGATGAAAAATGTTGGGTCGGTTATAAGCAAAAGGGTATGAAGAAAAAAGGTGATAGAATGGTTCCCAATTGTGTTAAAGAAGGACACTCAAACTGGAGACAAGAACTTGGAGAATCATCAGCCTGGACAAGAAAAGAAGGAAAAGCAAAATCTGGAGGACTCAACGAAAAAGGACGAAGGTCTTATGAAAAGGAGAATCCAGGATCAGACCTTAAAGCACCGAGCAAGAAGGTTGGAAATCCCAGGAGGGCATCCTTCTGCGCTAGAATGAAAGGAATGAAAAAGAAACTCACTTCCAAAAAGACTGCTAATGATCCCAATAGCAGAATCAATAAGTCCCTTAGAGCCTGGAATTGCTAATCATGAAATCATTCAAAGTTTGATTTATTGATTGTAGATAACTAAATAAAGTTGCTTACTTTGAGGCTCATACAATGCTTGCCTTTTTACTACCACTTGCATCTAAGGTAATTTCCGATGCCGTCGCCAAGATTCCAGAAAACGAAGAACTCGGTGAGAAACTTATTGAGATCTGTCTTGTTATTCTTTCTAAAGCGGTTAAGTTAACCAAGACCGATATGGATGATCAACTTCTGGAAGTTGTAACCAAAGCAATTAAGACTAGAGAAGAAGGTTGAATGGTAAAGGAGATCACAAAGTAAGGTCTCCTTTTTTTATAAATATCAATATATAACAGGATTTTTAGAAGGAGAGTTAACATGTCTCTTTGGGGCAATACAGACTTAGTAACTAGCACAGGAACTATTGCAATTGATTTTGCTAGCAAGACTGTAACTGGTTCTGGAACTACATTCACTGACCATGGAGTTTCTCAAGGGGACGTGATCAATGTTGGTGCTGGAGCAACTTACGGTTTCGCTGTAGTCAATGCAGTTGCAAGTAATGGTTCACTGACAATTTACAACACTGATTATTTCGTTTCGGGAATCACAACTGTTCCTGCAGGAACTACTTTTGCGATTTCGCAGGAACCACTCTATGCGATGGCAGATACTGCTTATGCGGCACCTGAAGTTCAAACTGGACTTTCAACCAACCCTGTAACTCGTGTAATCTATGGTGTTGATCACCTGGAAGTTGGAGTTGCAGCAACTACCGCATACGCAGTTGGTCACTCTGGTTGGGTTGGCATTACTTCATATGTTGATCAGCATGGAAACCTGAGAGTCAAGCATGAAGTATTAGTTGCTGGTGGAATTAGCACAACTGCTGATAACACTGCTGAAGGATTAATTTGATAATTGTTTTAATATGATATGAGATTTGATGAATTAAACGAATCTAATTATATAATGTTTGCTATTAAACATTATGAAAATCCTCAAGCGGTAACGCAAGAGGATTTTTATGATGACATGAAAAGATTCAAGTGGATTAAAAGACTTCTGAATAAGTACAAAAATACAGGTGAACTTAATGTTCACCTTTTATTAAATCATTTTATAATTTTATACAATGTATTTGGGGAAGCAACAACTCCTCTTTTATTTTATAAAATTGATAGAGAACTCTGGAGTATTTTAAAAACTTTTATTGTATATCTTGAGAGACTTCCAGAGTATCCTGTTTCTAAATTGCATGATATTTCTGTTGATGAAAAGTGTTTAGGTATACTTAACGACTTATGACTGATCCCAGACTTCAAAAAGTTATTGATCTCATTCATAATTTGAATGAAGAAATGGTTGCTAATGCTCCTGGTGCTAGTGGGGGTTTTAGTCAAAGTTCTCCTGCAGCAGGCCCAACTGCTGGTCTGGATCATGTCATGGGTAAGATAAGAAGAAGAAAAAAGATAATCGGATTGGGAAAAGGATCTAGAAAGCGTTGGACTAAGTAAAATGTTTAACCAGGGTTCAAAGGTGGCGGTTCTTGAATCTAAACTGGATATCTACGAAGATCTCTCACGAGAAATGCTTACCAAACTGGAAGCAGCAGTAGAAAAAATATCAGAAGGTAACAACCGCATTGCACAAATTCTCACTAAGCACGATGAGAGAATTGAGCAAAGCATGAAGACCGATGCTCTCATCATCAAAATGATTGATGAACTCAAAGCAGAGAGTGAAAAGGACCATAAGATTATTCATGATAGAATTGATAGAATACAAGTAGAGATAAAAGCATTCTCAAAGTTTCGTTGGCAAGTCGGTGGAGTGCTAGTTGTGGCAGCACTCATCATTGGTGCAGGTAGCAGATTGGCACCATTGTTCTTGACACCCACCCCTCAGCAGGTTATAATAGAAAGAGACAAGTAGTCCTTGGAATGAGTTTCGTTGATTCAAAGTATATCGGACTGATCTCAGTTCGGTTGCAGAAGTTTAGTAAGAAAAAAGAAGGACTCTATACGTTCAGGTGTCCTTATTGTGGCGACTCGGAAAGGAACAAGAATAAGACTAGAGGATACATCTACAAGTATAAGAACGATCACAACTTCAAGTGTCATAACTGTGGTGTGTCTAGGAGTTTTACCAACTTCTTAAAGGACCAGGATTCTCTTCTCCATGATCAGTATGTAATGGAGAGATACAAATCTGGATTGACTGGACTGAGTACTAATACACCAAACCCATCATTTCCATCAAGTAAACCAGTATTTGCTAAAAAAGACTTTGATCTCCCAAGAATCACAGAACTAAATAATTCGCACCCAGCGAAAGTTTATCTAAAAAATAGACAGATTCCAGAAAAACGCTTGCGGGAATTTTATTTCTGCGAAGAGTTTAAAAAATGGACCAATCAACAAAAGCATACATTTGATAATACAGATAACGATGAACCCAGGATTATCATTCCACTGAAAGATAAGAATGGGATATTTGGTTTCCAGGGAAGAACCTTAAACCCAAAGTCCAAACTGAGATACATAACTGTTATGTTGGATGATGACAAACCAAAAATCTATGGCTTAGATAAAATTGATGACAATGAAACAATCTACGTCACAGAAGGACCATTTGACTCCACCTTCATTAGGAACTCTATTGCTATGTGTGGTAGCGATGTTAACCTCAGCAGTGACAATCATCGCTATGTATTCGTCTTTGACAATGAACCAAGAAACAAACAAATCGTTGATAGAATTGAAAAGACAATACAAAAGGGACATCAAGTAGTCATATGGAAAAACGATATCCTAGAGAAAGATCTCAATGATATGGTTCTTGCTGGACTAGACGTACAAGATGTGGTAGAATGCAATACCTACCATGGATTAGAAGCAAAAGTAAAATTTATCGGATGGAAAAGAGTATGACCAACGGGACTAAAGTTCTAAAACGAAGTGGCAATACAGAGGTGTTGGATCTGGATAAGATCCATAAAATGGTAGAAAGTGCATGTGAGAATCTTGCAGGTGTGTCTGCATCGCAAGTTGAGATGCAGTCGGGTATTCAATTTTATAATGGTATTACTACCCAAGAAATCCAAGAGATTCTTGTAAGATCTGCTTCTGATCTAATTAATCTTGAGTCTCCAAACTATCAGTATGTTGCTGCACGACTTCTGTTGTTTGGTCTCTACAAGCAAGTCTTTGGTCCTTCCTGGAACCAAGGATTTCCAAATATTTTAGCCCACCTTATTGGGGGCGCAAATAAAAACATTTATGATAAATCACTCTCATTTAAATACTCTACAGAAGAGTGGAACAAAATTGATAGTTGGATTGATCATGATCGTGACATGCTGTTCACTTATGCGGGTCTACGTCAAGTCGTTGATAAGTACCTCGTGCAAGATAGAAGCAGTGGTGAACTCTATGAAACTCCACAGTATATGTACATGTTAATCTCTGCAACGATGTTTGCGGAGTATCCAAAAGAGACTAGACTGGACTACGTTCGTAGGTACTACAATGCAATCTCAAAGCACAAAATCAACATTCCCACACCTATCATGGCGGGAGTGCGAACTCCACTTAGACAATTCGCTAGCTGTGTTCTTGTTGATGTTGATGACACCCTCGATAGTATCTTTAGTAGCGATATGGCTATTGGCAGATACGTTGCACAAAGGGCGGGCATCGGTATCAACGCAGGTCGCATCCGTGGCATCAACAGTAGGATCAGAGGTGGAGAAGTTCAGCACACGGGTGTTGTACCGTTCCTCAAAAAGTTTGAGTCAACTGTCCGATGCTGTACACAGAATGGCATCCGAGGTGGATCAGCGACAGTACACTTCCCAATCTGGCACCAAGAGATAGAAGATATTATCGTTCTGAAGAATAACAAAGGAACTGAGGATAACCGTGTCCGTAAACTTGATTACTCAATTCAAATCTCCAAACTTTTCTACGAGAGATTCATCACCAATGGGACCATTAGTCTCTTTAGTCCTCACGATGTTCCTGGGCTTTATGACGCTTTCGGTACTCCTGAGTTTGATGAGTTATATGGAAAGTACGAAGCAGACACGTCGGTCCCTAGAAAAACCATTGGTGCTCAAGAACTGATTCTTGATCTCCTTAAGGAACGTGCTGAGACTGGTCGTGTTTATCTGATGAACATTGACCACTGCAACTCTCATTCTTCATTCAAGGATAAGGTTGAGATGAGTAACCTGTGTCAGGAAATTACTCTGCCAACCACCCCACTTCAGCACATTGATGATCCCAATGGTGAGATTGCACTTTGCATTCTGAGTGCTATCAATATCGGTAAGATTCGTGATGCTGATGACCTGGAAGAACTCTGTGATCTGTCCGTTCGTGCGCTTGACGAATTGATTGATTACCAGGACTATCCTATCATTGCTGCTGAAGTTGGGACCAAGAATCGTCGTTCCCTTGGAATCGGTTATATTGGTCTTGCACACTACCTTGCCAAACTTGGGTTCAAGTATGACTCCCAAGAGGCGTGGGACGCCGTTCACAAACTCTCTGAGGCGTTCCAGTACTACCTTCTGAAGTCCTCTAACAAACTTGCAGAAGAGAAGGGTGCATGTGGGTATTTTGATCGTACCAAATATTCCTCAGGTATTCTTCCTATTGACACCTATAAGTCTGATGTAGACGAAATCTCTAATCCAGGATACCACTATGACTGGGAAGCACTACGCCGAGATATTATGGACAAGGGTTTACGGCACTCCACCTTGTCTGCTCAGATGCCATCAGAGAGCAGTTCCGTTGTGTCAAATGCCACAAACGGAATTGAGCCGCCTAGAGGGTATCTGTCCATTAAAAAATCTAAAAAAGGACCACTCACGCAAATCGTTCCAGGGTATCAATATCTCAAGAACAACTATACGCTTCTGTGGGATATGCGTGATAACACTGGTTATATTAATATTGTTGCTGTGATGCAGAAGTTCTTTGACCAAGCAATCAGCGGTAACTGGTCTTATAACCCAACGAATTACCCTGATAATGAAGTCCCAACCTCTGTCATGGCACAAGACTTCTTAAAGACTTACAAGTACGGTTGGAAGACCTCTTACTATCAGAATACATATGATATCAAGTCTGACGAAAATCTAGAAGAATCAAATTCAATAGATAATCTTGTAAGCGACCTTCTTCAAGCGGAAGAAGAAGACTGTGAAAGTTGCAAAATTTAATTATGAAAGAGTACGATTTTAAAACTAAGGAGAAGCACATGAAGGGGATGACTGTCTTTAATGCTGATAAGGTGAACACCAAAAAGCAACCAATGTTCTTCGGTAAACCTCTAGGCATTCAGAGATATGATTTCTACAAGTATCCTATTTTTGATAGACTGACTCAACAACAACTTGGATATTTCTGGAGACCTGAGGAGGTCTCCCTCCAAAAGGATCGTTCGGATTACGCACACCTCCGCCCCGAGCAGAAGCACATCTTTACCAGCAATCTGAAGTATCAGATTTTGCTGGATTCTGTTCAGGGTCGTGGTCCTGGTATGGCATTCATTCCATACTGCTCACTTCCTGAACTGGAAGCGTGCATGGAGGTCTGGGGGTTCATGGAGATGATCCATAGTCGCTCCTATACCTACATCATCAAGAACGTCTATCCAGACGCCTCTGAGGTCTTTGATACTATCTTGGACAACCAGAAGATTATTGACAGAGCCAAGAGCGTCACAGAGGCATATGATGAATTCATCAATGCCGCCCAGCAATGGAGTTCTGGTAACCAGTGGGAGCATGTGCTTGAGCAAGTCCCCGCCGCTAAGGAAGAGCGTATTGAACTGAAGCGTAAACTCTATCGTGCAATCATGAACGTGAATATCCTTGAGGGTATTCGTTTCTATGTTTCATTCGCCTGCTCGTTTGCATTTGGTGAACTGAAACTGATGGAAGGATCTGCAAAGATCATTTCGTTGATTGCTCGTGATGAGAACCAGCACCTTGTCCTGACTCAGAACATTATCAACAAGTGGAGAGAGGGTGATGATCCAGAGATGCTGGAGATCATCAAGGAAGAGGAAGAGAATGTATATGAGATGTTTAGGAATACTGTAGACCAAGAGAAGGATTGGGCAGAGTATCTGTTCAAAGACGGATCTATGATTGGTCTGAATGATAAATTACTGCACCAGTACGTTGAGTGGATTGCCAATAGACGTATGAAGTCTATTGGCATGAAACCAATGTATGACATTGCAGCAAAGAATAATCCTCTGCCATGGACTGAACACTGGATCTCCTCTAAGGGTCTTCAGGTTGCTCCTCAAGAGACAGAGGTTGAGTCCTACATTGTCGGGGGTATTAAGCAAGATGTCACAAAAGACACATTCTCAGGATTCCAACTGTAAGGGTAATTGTAAATGCAATTGCATTACAGTTGAAGAGTCATTGCAGATGTACAGAGATGCTGCAGAAGCAGACGACTATTTCTTCGGGGACTATAATTACTCTGAAGAGTGGTTAAACAATATTAAAGAAGATTCTGAAGGGGAGTAATATCCCCTTCTTTTTTATAAATAACTAAAAATCCATTCAAAATGGCATATCATATCTCAAAAGAACAAAACGTCTTAGGCACCACCCGTACCATTTACTTTAAGGGTGACAACTCCTGGACTACAGAGTATGCTGACAGAAAAAGATACACCAATAAGACCACTGCCAATGGGGATGTCTATTCCTTTGGTGGCAGTGCTGGTACTGTTGTAACTGAATAATCTATCTTACAATCTATCAATTTATGAAGGGGCTTGACACCCCTTCTTTTTTTGTGTAGAATAACTCTGTCAGGGTTCATTGGAATGTCTTAGCTAACTTAATATATTACCAATACATTTTCCATAATCATGTCCATGTCTTATGATATTACTTTTAGACATTACTTTCCCACAGTATTTGCATGTTTCTTCTGAGTGTTTTTTACCAAACATTGGGTTGTTTTTACCTGAGTACTTTTTAGAAAGTTCTAGTCTTTTTTCTTGTGAGTAGGATTGAACTCCAAATTTAGGATCATTCTCCCACATTTTCTTTAATCTTATTGACCTTGCTTGTATTTCCTTTTCAGTTAGTTTGTCTTTTGTTCTGATTGGTGGGGGATTTATTTTACCTTCTTTGTATAATTCCTTTTTAGATTTGGACATTTTCAATTTGGTTTCTATACTATGACAAGGTTTTGGTATAAATTTAATAGCAGCAATGGTAGCATTGTACCAAATCCTTTCTCCAAATTCATTTCTTTCTGTTAATACATTATTCTTATGTTGTAGATTTGATTCTGCATAAGTCAAATCACCTCTGGTTTCGCATTCAAATATAATTTCAAAATAAAAATTATCAATCCCGTATTCTTTAATATCCTCATTTAAGTATTTTGATGATGATGTATATGATTTCCAGTTTGATTCTTTATGTTTCTTATTTGACTTGTAAGTGAAGTATTGCTTTTTGCCAATGTATTTTTTTCCAGAAATTTTATTTTCAATATAATAAATAAATCCAAACTTGTTAGTGGGATCTAAAGTGAATGTATGATTCCAATGTCCAGTTTTATTCATATTGAATGTAAAAATCTAGATATTTTATTTAGTGATAATTATCAATCTAAATAAAGAAAAGAAGAAAGGGAAATGAAATCTTATAAGGAATTTATTTCTGAAGCACTTAAACGGACTGGTAAGAAAATAGAATTTGTAAGACTTCATCACGGCACTTCACCAGAATCTGCTGATAAGATTAAGAAGAGTGGATTCACTGGTGGTGAACATGGAGAAGTCCACACTTCAACTAATCCAAAAACTGCAAGGGGATTTGGTGCAAGATACTCTGACAAACCAACAAATATAACTATGCTGGTTCCCAAAAAATCAATCAAGAAGGAACCAGAAAGGGGTGCAAAGGCAGTGAAAACACAGGGTCAAAGACATACTGATGACTTTGGGAGGAGACATTACTCTGTTGCTATGGATCCTGAGTATGCTTCAAGTAAAATTGTAAACCAGGATGGCAGAATACAGAAACCACAAATTGCTAAAAGGTATAGGGACTCTAAATAAAGAAAAAAAGAAATAAGAATGAAAACCTTTAAGGAATTCATAGAAGAATCTACTAGAAAAAAAGGAGACAAGTACGATTCTCGTAATAACTTTGATGCAGATTCAAAGCATGATGATGTGAAAGTCAAAAAGCATGATGACTTTGAAACACATATTCATCATAAAAAATCTGGTATCACTTATAAAGTAATTCACCTTGATGGAACGCACGGTGATAAACCAGATTCTAAGATGCACGATAAAAAACCACATCACTATGTAAGTTGGGATCATAGTCATGGCAAAAATATTGATAGTAAAAAGAAAAGACAAATTGCAAAGGACGCACTTCATGTGTTTAGGAAGCATGTTCAACACAGAGTTCCTTCAGGGCATGTAGTTTCAAATAATCCTCAAAAAAATTATAGAGTTCAAGGTGGAGAGGTAAAGGAGACCAATACTAGGGCAAAACTATATCAAAGAATGGGAGGAGGTAAAGTTGGTGAAGGGAGAAGTACTCAATACTCTGTTAAGATAGGAAATAAAATGCATCCAGTTCATAATACTGGAAAAAGGAAAAGCGAAGATTCTAAATAAAGAAAAGAAAGCAAGAAAATGAAACCAACACCCAGAGAGATTAAAGAAGCAAAAGAGTATTATGAGAAGGTAGTTGAACACCTGATCTCAGAGGGTTATACAAAGGACAGAGAGGGTGCTGAGAACATTATTAGTGGGATGAGTGAGGAATGGTACAGTTTGATTATTCAAGGGTGATTGTAGGGGCATTTGGGACCTACTTGACACCTGTCAAAAATGCGGTTATAATAGACACGTTGAAATCGCTCACATAAGGGGCATTTCAACTTTTGAAGGAGACACTTTAATAAGTGTTATAAATTCAAAAGAAAACCTAATGGCGTTATGTCCTAATTGCCATTGGGAATTTGATAACTTGGGCAAGTAGTTCAGCGGATCAGAATAGCGCACTTCTAATGCGTAGGTCGGGGGTTCGAATCCCTCCTTGCCTGTTGACAATTTTATTATCTTGTGATAAGATTGTCGTAATGCGAATGTGGTGTAGCGGTAACATCCCATCCTTCCAAGTTGGTGTCACGGGTTCAATCCCCGTCATTCGCTTCCCCATCATTTGGGTTTTTATTATGATTACGGAGTTCGGTACAGATTGGAGACTTTCTACAATGAAAATTCAATTGTGGTATTGTTCTCATATGAAAAAGTGGAGGTGGACTTTGACTGATGATCGTCGTCCTATGTGTAGACAGGAATCAGGACAACAACCATTTCTTCGTGATGCAATGAATGATGTGGCGAATACGGTGGAGTATATGCTAAATATTTCTCCACCCGAATAACAATGAGACCATCAAGTGAATTTAAACACAAAGGTCTTCCAGTTAAGTCAGTAAATATTCTGAGACTAATCTCCGAGTTAGAAGGATCTTATCAATTACTTCATTACATGGGTTTTGATGATGATCGTGACTTAGTGAATGAATTGAAGCAGAAGTATTATAAACTCTACTTCAAGTTGAACAAAGAAGAAAAACAATAATCTTCTTTAATAATGCCCTGTAGCACAACGGCAGTGCAGGGAGCTGTTAACTCCAAGGTTACTGGTTCGAATCCAGTCGGGGCAGTTGGCAGGCAATGTCTGTCATACGAGTCGGGATCATCATATCCGACTCACCACGGGTGAATAGCTCAGCGGTAGAGCATCTCCTTTACACGGAGGCGGCCGGGGGTTCGATCCCCTCTTCACCCATACAGTTACAATTAAATACCATGGTTACTGTAAGATGCAAACAATGCAATAGAGAACTCACAAGTTCAAATAAATTTCAAACATGTGGATGTCCCAACATGTTAACTCTGAGTGGGGATAATATTACTGCGGTTGATCTTAGTAAGGTTGTCTTGACTAACTCAGATAACTCTAAAAGTAACAAAGCACTTTCCAATCAGGACATGCAATTCCAAGAGGAAAGACGTAAGCGTAAGGTGCGTAGACTGGATTTTGAGGTCAGATAAAGAATTAATTTAATAATTTTTTAATCATTTTGTTCATTCCAACACATAGTTGACATTTTGAAACTACTCGCTAGAATAACTAGTAGTATCAAACGAAAAAGACCTATGGATCAGAACACCTATGATAACTGGGTGAAGATCAAGGAGACTTTTGAACAGTCTGGCAATACAGACAATATCTTTTACAAAAGAGCTTGTGTAATCGTAAAGACCAGAAGAGACCCTCTAGCAAAATTTCTTGGCGATGAAAAGTGATGAACTGATAACTCGTGAAGAATGTCAGGAGATGATTGATGCAGCAATACGACGACACAACCGTAATGCTTCTATCATTAGTATGTGCGTTGGTTGGGTGGTTCTTGCTTTATTTGCTGAGGGACTACTAAGACTTGTCGGAGTCATACCACCTGTGCTACCATGGATAGACATTACCCTGAAATAATTGGTATTGTTCTCTTGCTTATCTTTGCTGCTACGATGTTCTATCAAGGCACAATGATAGTGAGGGGTAAGAGTGGATACATACACATGGACCACGAAAAACAAAAGATGTCTGACATGCGAAAGCGTGTTGAAGAAATGATGAAAGAAAAATGACAGTACCATTCTTTGTTGAAGAACCAATTACTTGGAAAAAGATAGAGGTTCCACCAGACATTATTCAATATTGCGACATGACTACATTGAACGCAGACCGTGAAGACCTTCGTTATATTGACTGTGTGTGGATGCATATGGGATATTATGGTGTTCCTAAGCACGTTATGAAAGCAGTCAGAGAAGAATTCAACCCACCAGTACAACCTATCTTCGAATAAATGAATCTTACCAACGAACAGACCGAACTTCTTATTGACGCTATCTGGAAGCGTCAGCATCATTTCATTGCTGGGGACAGAAGGTATCGTGAGTATGGAGAACTTCTGAAAACTTTGGAAGCATATCTACCTTATAAGTACACACGGGACGAATTCAGATGAAAGAGTTTAACAGTTTAGTTTTAAATCTTACTGTTAGTATTCTAGACTTCCTCTATAGGGGGAAACATATCCAACGTTTTTGGGTGCTTGAGACTATTGCTCGGGCACCCTATTTTGCGTTTTTAAGTGTATTGCACTTCAAAGAGTCTCTGGGTTTAAGAACAGAGTCTCACTTTTATTTGATGAAAGAGCACTTTGCACAGACAGTCAATGAAACAGAACACCTCACCGAAATGGAGTTACGTGGCGGAGCAGATCGCTGGATTGATCGCTTTCTCGCTTATCATCTGGTTCTCATCTATTATTGGATTATGGTGGTTTATTATTTTGTTGCTCCTGTGTCTGCTTATCACTTGAATGAGGAGGTGGAATGGCACGCAATGGAAACGTATGGAAAGTATCTTCTTGATAACCCAGATGATGATATCATTGCCCAGATAATGCTAGATGAAATAAACCATGCCTTGGAACTACATAAAGCAATGGAGTTAATTAAATGAAAGTAGGACTGATTGGACTTGGACGGATGGGCGAGGGTATGTCCCGCCGTATGAAACAAAGAGGAGGTATTGAGGTTTGGGGTTACAGGAGGAACTATGAAAAGGCACAAGAGGCATACGAAAACGGATATGTGGACGGTGTTACAACTACTATCCAAGGCCTTGTTCAAGTAGTAAAGTCAAAGAAGAATGGTGGCACTGCTCCTGGTATCTTCATGATGGTTGTACCAGCAGAAACAGTAGAGGAGACGATCAATGAGTTACTACGATATTGTAGTGAAGGCGATATTATTATTGATCATGGCAATAGCAATTTTAAAGACAGTCGGAAAAGAGCAGAACGCCTTGCAAAACTGGGCATCCAATATCTTGATTGTGGCACTAGCGGTGGTGTTTATGGTCTGGACCGTGGATACTGTCTTATGGTTGGTGGCGGAAATACTGCGGTCGCCGCTTGTCAAAGCATTTTTGATGCCCTCTCCCCAGGAATTGATGCTGCCCCCAGGACTGAACCTAACTCATGGGTAACACAGGCAGAGAAGGGTTGGTTGCATTGTGGAGGTCCAGGCGCAGGACACTTTGTAAAGATGGTCCACAACGGCATTGAGTACGGCATCATGCAGGCATACGCCGAAGGTTTTAACATTCTTCACGAAGCAAATGCAGGATCCAAATATGTCAAGGAAGGGGATGCTGAAGTCGCTCCAATGGACTGCCCTCAAGATTATATGTATGATATTAATGTTGCTGAGGTGGCTGAGTTGTGGCGTCGTGGTTCTGTGGTTGGGTCTTGGTTACTTGATCTTACCGCTGATGTTCTACGGAGCGATAGAGAACTTAGCAAGTTCGGTGGGGGAGTTAGCGATAGTGGTGAGGGTCGTTGGACTGTTCACGCTGCTGTGGATCTTGGTGTACCCGCACCTGTTATATCTACTGCCCTCTTTGAACGATTCAACTCCAGAAGACTAGGTGAATTTGCTAATAAAGTTCTAAATGGAATGAGGTTTATGTTTGGTGGTCATCATGTTAGGTAATGTCTTACTTTGGACAGCAATACCCTTTTTATGTGCCACCTTGTTCTTTGGAGCATATAAGGGTGAAACTCAATACTACGACTCAGACGACTACGATGGAAATGGAACCGCTCACTAAAGGAATTGTAATCTTCGGTGCTACTGGAGATTTATGTAAGAGGAAACTTATTCCAGCATTACATCAACTTTGGTTGAAGGATCTTCTTCCAAATAACTTTTTGATTACTGGTTGTGCCAGAAGAGCACCAACTGCATCACAATGGAAAGAATCTCTTGGAGAATATCCAGAAGAGTTTCTTCATCACTTGGATTATGTTTCTGCTGATTTAGATAATGTGGAAAGTTTAAAGAACCTTCCAGATTATCTTGACGATATGACTTACTTTCTTTCTGTTCCACCAGAAAGGTATGCTAATGCAATCACCAATCTTAAAGAGGCAGGTAAGTTAGATGACCCAGAAAAAACCAGGGTGGTTATCGAAAAACCCTTTGGATACGATTATAAATCTGCTGATTCTCTACAATCTGTGGTTTCTAGACATTTACGCGAGAAACAAGTCTATCGCATTGACCATTATCTTGGTAAAGATACTGTTAATAACATACTTGCTACTCGCTTCAGTAATATTCTTCTGGAACCACTTTGGAATCGCCAGTACATAGAAGAGGTACAGATCTTTGCGACCGAAACTATTGGTTGCGAGGGTCGTTCACAGTATTATGATACTGCTGGTGCGGTTCGTGATATGCTTCAAAATCACATTTTACAGGTGCTTGCTCTCGTAGCAATGGAAGCACCTTGCCGTATGGACGCTAGGGAGGTTCGCCGTGAAAAAACAAAAGTCCTTGCCGCCACAAGGATGGGACAAGACGCCATCTTCGGTCAGTACATTGGTTATCGTGATGAGGACGGTGTTGATCCTCAGTCTAATACTCCTACCTTCGTCGCTGGTTCTTTATATGTCGATAACTGGCGTTGGGAGGGAGTTCCTTTTCGCGTATTAACTGGTAAGTGTATGCCTTATCAGTGTGTGGAAGTTGTTATCAAATTCAAAGCACCTCCACAACAATTGTTTGAGGGTGAGGTGAATGATCGTATTGTAATGAGACTTCAACCACATGCACACCTTGACATCATGATGGATATTAAAACTCCTGGTATGGGGGAAGGAGTAGAACCAGCAACACTCACTCACAGATATCCTGATTGGTTGGGTGTTGACGGATATGAGAAACTTCTTTATGATGCGATTGAAGGAGACCAGTCTCACTTTGTTCATGCCGATGAAGTTATGGAGTCTTGGAGAATCGTAGATGACCTTTTATGCACTGGTGACAAGTGTCCGATTAGAACGGTTCCTTTCATCTATCATAAAGGTCTTTGGGGACCACAGCACAAGACAGACCAAATTACTAAGTGGGATTATCCAGCATGAGTACTTTATTTGTATTTCTTTTTATCAGTTTACTTGTTGCGGGAATGCAACTCACCTGGCCAGGTAGGTACAGAGGATGATGCAAGAACTAGGTCATATTGCTAGAATGGTGATGGAGACTCCATGGTGCTTAGGTGTCATGGGGTTCTCTTTGGTTTTTGTACCTATCCTTGGGATGTGGGCAGTTCACAAATATCACTGGGAACACTGGGCACCATTTGACAAATTGCATAAGTAGTAGTATAATTCATCAGTTCAAACATTTACGATGAACGAGAAACAACAGAAGCGCAGAGATGCAGTCAATCTCTTTATTGAAAGCGTTTACAAACCTGATTCTGAACTCAGGCAGTGTGCTCATGAGCAGAAGTGTTACCATGAACTCATGGAGTGGCGAGACGAGGTTCTTCAATACTTGTATGTACGAAGAAGCGAAGAATTTAACGTTTGACTCCTCTTGACTTAAACACTCAAATGACCTATAATACTTAGGTCAATCCATCCGAGGAGTAGCTCAGTTTGGTAGAGTTCCCGTTTTGGGTGCGGGTTGTCGCAGGTTCGAATCCTGTCTCCTCGACTTTATAAATATCACAACTATGGAAATCTTTACATTGGAAGAATGGGAAGAAAACTTTGATGCTCTCCTGGAACGTGTAGAAAACGGAGAACATCTTGGAATCATAAACGAGAATGGAAACGCAGCAGTAATAATTCCCGCAGATGATGAACTGTACCGAATATATACGGAAACAAATAACGAAGCACAGTAAGTTCATCTGCGGGAATGTCGCCTAACGCGAGTGAGACTTGGTAGTCAGAGAGGTTTTATAAACCTTTTCCGCCAGATTAGCGGCTTTGAGGTGGTTCAAATCCACCCACTCGTATTACTCTAAACTACACTTAGAGTATAAATAAAAGTGTAGAGTGGTCTAACTATTATGCAAAGGCAATGTAAAAACTGCAATAAAACTTTTAACTTTTTTCCTTCTCAGGGAAAAGGAATTTATTGTTCAAACAAGTGTCAGCAAGAAGACTACTATAAACAAAACATAACCGATTGGTTATCTAAAAAAATAACAGGAAAACAAAAAGATGGAAGACCAAGTGATTTTGTAAGAAAGTATCTTCTTGAGGAAACAGGACATAAATGTTCTGAGTGTGGTTGGGGAGAACCAAATCCAGTTAATGGAATTGTTTACTTGGAAATAGATCATATTGATGGTTCCAGAGAAAATGGATATAGAGAAAATTTAAGAGTTCTCTGTCCAAACTGTCATACTTTAACTGATACTTATAAGACTTTAAATAAAAAAGTGGGGTATCATAAACAAAGAAGGCAACTAAACGAGCAGGTTTAGCAATCTGGTTGAATGCTCCGTTCTCATAAAGCGGCTAAGAAGGGTTCAATTCCCTTAACCTGCATAGGATAGAATATCATCTATCCCCCATTGACAGATTACCTGTCAAACCCTTATAATACTAAGGTCAAACAAACAAAACAATGTCACTTACCGAAAAATTCAAAAAAGACATTCACTCTCTTCGTTCTGCTGCCAATGGTGATATCTATCTTGATGTAAAGAATCCGAAACTTTACAAAAAGGTTCGCCGTTTTTATGAAAACAATGGAGTAATCTTTTCGGGAGATCCCCTCGATGATTATGAAATGTTAATGGATTACATTGCTCAGGATCTGGAAACTGTGGAGGTTGCATGAACGATTTAGATCCTAAGTCTGTTGCTTCAACCAAGACTATTATTATTCATGAACGATTCCCTTATCGGTTCGTTCAGAGAGGTCATATTCAATTGAACGGAAAACCCGATTTCCGTATGCAAAAGGCAAATGAGTATACTAAAAAATACTCCGATGTCTATTTGTTTGACAATGGAGATCAAATGCTCCTTGCCATTGAAGACCACGAATATGCTAAATGGTTAGATCCAGAAGGTGTTCCTTGTTATGTTCGTGATGATGAAGACATGGAGAGTCTTTAAAAACCCTGGTGGAGTCATCCCTAATAAATGCCCGTCACGGATGGACGAAAACAGCACTGGTCGGTGAAGGATCCCCTTCAATCCCGAGTCTTGGAATGACTTAAATCTTACCCTGGTGTGGATGGGGAAACCCCGCCCAGTTTCTTGCTTCTGGTTAAAGAGCAAGTGGCGAGCACTGGAGAGCGCAACTCCCACCCCTTGACCTAGGGGGATTTATATGTTACCCTGGATTGGGGGTCAAGTATGTCGGTCTGTGGTTATTCAGACATACTTGATCCCCTCTTTATTTCTGTGGTATAATATATACATTAACCACAGACCTATTATGAATAAAGACCTGCTATTGCCTGGCGAAGAAGCAAAAGAGTTTCGTCCAGGATATTTTATTACAAACAAAGGACGCTGCTACAACGCGAAGAAAAAAAAGTTTATGGTATTCAGACTGGATACCAAACGCGGATGGGGAAATGATAACTACTATTATAGAAACTGGCTAGGATACGCTCACACTCTTGTTGGGCGAAACTTTTTGGAAGAATATACTCCTGGTATGTTTATTTTACATAAGGATGAAACACTACCCTATCCAGAGATAAACTATGTTGAAAATCTATGGGTTGGAAATAATAGCGACAATATGAAAGATATGTGGGACAAACGCAGAAGAGAGAGTAACTTTGGAGCAAGAAGAGTTTGACCTAATGGGGAGGTTCGCACCTCCCTTTTTTCATAAATAAAAATAAAAAATGAAAACCTTTTCTCAGTTTGTTGGTCTATTGCAGGAAAAAGAAATTGCCTGGAATAGTGGCAAGTTGAGCGGCAGTGGGAAAAGTCCTTCAGATACAGCAAAGACAAAAATTGCACAACTATCTAGAGAAAGAGATCCACAAAAGATAGTTGCAGCGGCACAGAGAATCAAGAGAATGAGAGGTATTGTTGCTGGAGCAGATGAAGTTGCAAAGGCAAAGGATCCTAAAACTTCTAGAACTTCTGGAATGCAAACCAGAGCAAACACAGGAAGAGCATCAAAACCAGCAGACACCAGAGGAAGATCTGGTAGTCTTCCTAACATTGCTTCTCCTGCAGGTGAGGGAAGTGGAAGCAGAGTTGCTGGTAAATATGGTGACCTGAGAAAAGGATCTTCAAATAATATTGGATCAACTCAGATCAATACTGGCAGAGGATATACTGGAAAGAAATTCGGAAAGGGCGGTAATAGATAGCATTTGTAAATATTTTTTTTTTTTATAAATAACTAAAAAGTATTAGTAAAAATGGACGCACAAGAACTTCGCAATCTTCAAGAAGCATATAATCAGGTTCATCAAGTTGATGAAGCAAAAATAGATGCAGGATTGACTGATTCTCAAAAGAAGAAGACAAGACTGGATCGTAGAACTGATGTTAATCCACGTTTGAGTGATGCTGAAAAAGAAGAGAGAAGACAATGGGCGCACAAATTTGAAAAAGGAAGGAAAAAACCAACACCACAATCTGATAGAGGAATTCTTCCTGGTAAATATGGTGCGATGCAAAGACGAGGAATGAGTTTAAGTGATAAGTTTAGAAAAGAAGTATTAAAAAGAAAATTCAATAAAGAAGAAGTAGACCTCTACGACATAATCCTCTCACATTTACTTGATGAAGGATATGCTGAAACACTGGAAGCAGCAGAAGCCATCATGGTGAATATGAGTGAAGAGTGGAGGGGGGAAATTATTGATGAAGAAGTTCTTGGTGCAAGAAAATGAACAATTCGTGCTGTAATTGAGAAAGGTGGTAAAAGTATTAAGTATGTTCCATCTGGTGGACCATCTGGAGATAGTCATTATAAATTGACGCATAGTAACCGTGCTGCCCGCAAGCGTAGAGAAAGTGGTAAATAAGATTATCCTTCAAATCGTTCGGGGGGGTTGCATAAACCCCTCTTTTTTTGTATAATACATACTATAGAGTTTTTATTTTTGATGGGTCAGTATGTTAAGAAGGCACTCGTTCTGGGTGCTGGTGGTTTCATTGGAAGTCATATGGTTAAACGTCTTCGTTCAGAAGGCTACTGGGTGCGTGGTGTAGATCTTAAGCGTCCAGAGTATTCTCCCACTGAAGCAAACGAATTCGTTCGGGGAGATCTTCGTGATGAAGATTTCGTTCGTCGTGTTCTTGAATACAAGGGAGACCGAGGCAACTTCTATAATTCAGTTCCTTATCGCTATATCCAACCTTTTGATGAGATCTATCAGTTCGCTGCTGATATGGGTGGTGCAGGTTTCGTTTTCACTGGAGAGAACGATGCAGACATCATGCACAACTCTGTTACCATTAATTTGAACGTTCTTGAAATGCAACGTCAGATGAATGAAAGAGTTGGTAAGAATGTAACTAAGATTTTCTATTCTGGATCTGCTTGCATGTATCCAGAGCACAATCAACTGGATCCTGATAACCCTGACTGCCGTGAAGAATCCGCATACCCCGCTAACCCCGATTCTGAATATGGATGGGAAAAACTATTCTCTGAGCGCCTTTATTTTGCATACCATCGCAATTATGGTATTCCTGTTCGTGTTACCAGGTATCATAATATTTTTGGTCCAGAAGGAACCTGGGACGGTGGAAGAGAGAAGGCACCAGCTGCAATCTGCCGTAAAGTCGCTCTCCTCCCAGAGGACGGTGGATCCATTGAGGTGTGGGGAGACGGCCTACAAACTCGTTCCTTCCTGTACATTGACGAATGCATTGAAGCGTCTAGACGATTGATGGACTCTAACTTCATTGGACCTGTGAATATTGGTTCTGAGGAGATGGTCACTATCAACCAACTGGTAGACACTGCTGCTCGTGTTGCAGGTAAGAACGTAGAGAAGAATCATATTGATGGTCCTCTGGGTGTTCGTGGACGTAACTCCAACAATGATGTAGTTCGTAGGGAACTCGGATGGGATTATTCCCAGACTCTTGAGGAAGGTATTCGTAAAACTTACACTTGGATTCAAGAACAAATTCGTAAGAGTGCTTGATTAGTATGCGGAAAAAAATCAATCTAGTTGACAGTACCTTCAGTCATTTGACTGGAGGTCTTCTTCCTGAACCGAATAAAGGGTATTCTGTTCACGCCAAAGTATCAAATTATATTGAGTGGGTTACTGATGGTAGTGGGGAAGGTATCTTCTATACCGATGCCAGAATTCCAGAAGCATTTGGTGATAACTCAGATCAACCAAAGTATGCATGGATTCTTGAGTCCGAATCAATTAACCCTGCCCTTGCACAATGGTTTGAGAATAATCTTGACAAGTGTCTAGAGAAGTTTGATATGATTTTTACATATCAAACCAAGTATCAGAACATCAGTCCCAAGATTAAATGGTGTGCTGCTCAGGGTTACTGGATTAAAGATCCTAGGGTTTGTGATAAAACCAAGATGATCTCCATGATTGCAAGTAATAAAAACTTCTGCAAAGGACATGCAGACAGACTCAAGTGGGTGGAGCGACTAAAGGATCAAGTTGATTTTTATGGTGCTGGAACCAAGTGGATTGATTACAAAGAAGAAGGCCTTTGTGATTATATGTTCTCCATTGCAATTGAGAACGGACAGGTTGGTGGATACTTCACTGAGAAACTCCTAGATTGCTTTGCTACTGGCACAATTCCAGTCTATATGGGTGCTCCAGACGTTGGAGACTTCTTTAATAAGGATGGAATTATTGATTTGACCGAAGAGTTTTATATTTCTGATGAACTCTACTACAGTAAGATGGATGCAATCCTAGAGAATTTAGAAAAGACAAAACAGTTTGATGTTCTTGAAGACTTTATCTATTTGAATTATTTGAAAGATATCTATGAGTAAGAAGTATATTTTTGATCTAGATCATACTCTCTGCGATACTAAGAAGGGGGAGGATGGTAAATGGGATTACTATAATGCAGTCCCATTTTATGATAGAATAGAAGTTGTTAACTCACTGTGGGAAAGTGGAAACACTATAGTCATAGAAACTGCAAGAGGTTGTGGATCTAAAATCAATCATTATGTTGAGACTTTTGATCAACTTCGCTCCTGGGGACTTAAGTTTCATACACTTAGAACTGGTGTAAAATTTTCTGCTGATTATTATATTGACGATAAAGCGATAAACTCTGAGGATTTCTTCAATGGCAAGTCTACAATCTCTGATTAAAAAGTCTCCTTCTTTTGTTCAAAAGGTCTACTACGATCTGGTTCCATTCTCTAAGAGGTATGGAAAAGTTTTCAATGAGACCTATGACTTTCTTCTTGAGAGTGAAAAGTGGAGTAGAGAGAAACTAGAAGAGTATCAACTTCAGGAGTTTAAGAAGTTGATACAGCACTGCTATGAGAATGTACCTTATTATACTCGGGTCTTTAATGATAGGGGATTGACTCCTGATGATTTTCAATCCTTGTCTGACGTTACTAAACTTCCTTTTCTTACCAAAGACATCATCAGAGAGAATCTCAATGATTTGATTGCCACAAACATGAGAGATCAAAAGTCCTATGAGTTTAGGACTAGTGGGTCTACTGGTAAGAAGTTGGTCTTTTATGGCACTGATGAGGCATATAAAAAAGAAGCAGCATTTGTCCTTAGGGCATATGAAAAGCACGGAGCAAAACTCTATGACGAACCAAGTGTTTGGTTGCGTAGATATGTGCCTGTAGATAGAGATTCTGACCTTTGGTATTATGACTATGAGTTGAAGCGACTTTATATGTCTGCTTATCACTTAAATGATAATACTATTCAGGAGTATGTTGATACAATCAATAAGAAGAAGTATCATACTCTTGTTGCTTATCCTTCTAGCATCTATGTTCTTGCTTGTCTGTGTGAAGAGCATGGTTTGAAACTCAAGCACATTAAAAAGATTCATGTGTCTTCTGAGATGATGCTGCCTGAGTGGAAGCGAAAGGTTGAAGAAGTATTTGGTATTGTCCCAGTTGCACACTATGGTGCGATTGAAAAGGTCTGCTTCATGAATCAACTTGAAGATAGTGACAAGTATTATGAGAATCTCCAGTATGGTGTCACTGAATATCTTGACGATGGAAATGGTAATCACACAATCGTTGCCACTGGATTCTTAAACTACTACATGCCCTTTCTCAGATACAAGACTGAGGATAGTGTTGTGCTGAATCCTGATGTTGGTGACTTTGATAAGGTATTGTCTATCAATGGAAGGACCAGTGATATTCTGATTTCAGAAGATGGGTCTAGACTCCCTGGTGTTAACTTCTATAGTTGGATTGATAAAAGAGTTCCTGGAGTTTCAATGTTCCAGATTGTCCAGAAGAACAGAAAGGACATCGTTTTTAGTTTTGTTGGAAGTCAAAGGTATAGTGAAGAGACTATTCATCAGATTCGTGAAGGCTTGACCTCTAGACTTGGCAATCTTAATTTTACTATTAATAAGGTAAGGGAGATTAAGAGAAACGAATCTACAGGAAAGATTAGGTGCATTGTCAATGACATTTTGAAGAAGACTTCTAGTAAGGAATTATACAATCAGTTGTATGACCTGAAGAAACAGAATGGTACTCACTCACCAAGCATCAATACAATTATTGAAAACATTCCTGAGATTCAGTGTAATATTGATGCCTGCTTCTTGAGTAATCCTTATGCCACAGACTTATTCCTCAAGAAATTCAATGAGGATTTGATTGTTCCCAATAACATTAGAAACTATCTGGAGTTGTATCCTCAACAAAACAAATTTGTTTCTAAGAAGATCTCTGATTATATTGGTGTTCCTTCTGAGAATATCTTGGTTGGTAATGGTGCCATTGAGATTATTGAGAAAGTCATGAATAATATGACTGGCAAGATGTTGTTGGGTCTTCCCACATTCTCCTCTTACTATGAATTCAATAAGGAATGTGAAATTATTCAGAGTGAAAAGCAACTTCTTACTTCCGATGATGTAATCTCTGAAATCAATCGGACACAATCAAATAATCTTCTTCTAGTTAATCCTAACAATCCTACAGGACATTACATTCCAAAGGATCAACTTAGAGTGATTCTTGAAAATCTAAAGCATCTTGACACGATCATTGTTGATGAAAGTTTCATTCACTTCTCAACAAAAGAAAATCCAAACTCAACATCCGTTGGTGATTTGGCTACTACTTATCCTAACCTTGTAGTTATTAAGAGTATGTCAAAGGATTTTGGTATTGCTGGAATCCGATGTGGATATGCTATAATGTCTAAGGATAAAGTTGCGTATTCTATTGATAAAGGATTCCTTTGGAATTCTAATGGTATCTCCGAATACTTCTTCAGTCTCCTCTCTGACAAGCAGTTCATTGAAGAATATGAGAAAACTCGCATTCAGTTCTTGAATGAGTTTGATGAATTCTATGAGCAACTAAAGACCATCAATGCTATTGAAGTCTATCCTTCTAAAACTAATTTCTTCCTCATTGACCTTAAGACTAAGAAGTCATTTGACTTTGTGTGTTGGATGTTGATTGAAAAGGGAATCTATGTTAGGAGTATGGACGACAAGATTGGAATGGGAATTGACACTGATACGTTTGTCAGAATTGCTGGAAAGACCCAAGAGGAAAACAACTACATAGTAAAGTCTATTAAAGAATTTGTTGGTGACTCTTAAGTTATGAATATTAGTTTTATTGGATTGGGAAAACTTGGATTACCTCTTGCATGTTGCTTAGCAGAATCAGGTAATAAAGTTCTTGGTATTGATAAGAATCAATACTTCATTAATAAACTGAATAACAAAGAACTTCCATTCTTTGAACCAGGGCTTGATGAGATTTTTCCTAGTCCAAATCTAATTGGATTTACTGATTCATACGAAAGTATTTTTTCAGATACTGACGCCACCATTATCTTGGTAAACACCCAAGATCAAAATGGTGGATATTCTTCTTTAATTGTAGAGAAAGTATTAGAAGAGTTCTCTCAGTATCTTAAGGAATCGGATAAAGATTATCACCTTGTAGTTCTTTCCTCTACTGTTCTTCCTGGGACTATCAATAAACTTATTAGTTTGATTGAGGAGATCTCTGGTAGAAAGTATGGTGAGGGGTTTGGATTCTCATACGTTCCTGACTTTGTTAAGTTGGGTAATGTGATTCAGGATTTCAAAAACCCTGAGTTCTTTATGATCGGATCTAATAATGAAAGAGATTTTTCTCTGACTAAATCCATTTGGCATACTTTCCATGCTAACAATCCACCAGAAAGAAGTCTGACTCTTGAGGAGTCCGAGGTTGCTAAGGTGGCACTGAATGGTTATCTTGTCCATAAGATTACCTATGCAAACTTCTTAGGTGAACTTTGCAACGGAATGGAAAATGTTGATGTTCACAATATCACAAAGACCATTGGACTTGACAAACGAATCTCTCCATATTTCTTTGGGTATGGTACTCCATACGGTGGAACTTGTTTTCCTAGGGACACGACAGCATTCATTAAGTTCTCAGAAGACAGAGGAAAGACCGCCAAGCATCTGCTGTTTGCTGAAGAAGTAAACGAGATGGTCTATGATAGTATTGTTGAAAACTTGCAACAATACAATAAGATTTCTATTCTTGGTATTTCATTTAAACCAAACTCTCCAGTTACTGTTGGATCTCCATCAGTTAGACTTCTGAGTATGCTAGAAGGAAAAGAAATTTTATGTCATGATTACATTGACGAGACATTTGAGAACTTACAGATATTTCAAAACCTAACTGTCAATAAGTATGATGATGTCCAGAAATGTCTTGATGATTCTGAAGTTGCAGTGATAATGCATCCAGATAAAAGATATGCTGAGTATGATTATTCAAATGTTAATGTAGTTGATTACTGGGGAGTTATAAAATGAACAGAACTGTAAGAAAGGTACTGAAGAATTTTCTTGATGAGAATGACAAGATTAAAGTACCAGAGAAACTTGACCGAGTGCTACTTGATATCGGCACTTCATACAATGCACCACACTCTCATGTGTGGACTAAAGAGACTGAAGATGTATGTGTCTTTGCATTTGAACCAAACCCATTCAATCTTGAATGTGTAAAGTCTGGTAGGTGGTTAAATTCTTCCTGGCAGAATCCAATTCAACTAAATCCTGGTGTTCTTGGCAAAAAGGTTTTTCTTGTTGAATGTGCTCTGTCTGATGGAGACCCAAGATCCCTTGACTTCTATTGTGCTAAAGAAGATCCAGGAACTTCAAGCCTCTACAAACCAACCTATCTTGACGTTGACGAGAAAGTTCAGGTTCCAGTAATTTCACTGAAGTATTTCTTTGATCTGTTTCCTTGGGAGACCATTCCTTTCATTGAGCATGTGAAGATTGATGCACAGTCTTCTGATTTCAATATTGTAAAAGGTATGGGAGACTATATTAACAAGGTATTGTATCTTACTGTTGAATGCAATACTATTGATGATAACAATGTTCAGCAGTATGAAAATCCAGATGAAGATCCTGCCATGATGAAAGAGTACATTGAATCCTTTGGATTTGAATGTAAGAGATGGGGAAACAATGGAGTTTTCTATAACACAAACATGAAAGATTTGTGGGACGAGTTTGAATATTACTTCCTTGAAAGAGACTGATCATGTCTGTTTACTTGACTACAAATACGGATGGATGGGACACTGAAGGTATTGGGTGTATATGTCAGTGGAACCTTTTATTGTTTTGTATCTCTAAAGATCTAGGAGTTAATCTTTCCATCCCTCCATACAAAAACATTGCACACTATAATTACACTTCATACTCTTCCGAGGAATGGAGTGGATCTTTTACTAAGTTCTTTAATTTTCCATATGAAACGAACTTTGACATTGAGTATGAGTTCAATGGTTCTTATGAAGATTTAAAAGTATTTGTTGAGGATAATAAAAACAAAGAAGAGAAGATTTTAGTCAATGTCCCTAAGATGTTCATTGTTGATCATGGGCAAAGTAATATCAATCGTTTCTTTGAGAAGCAGTATTTGAAAGAAATCAGAGATGGCCTTCAAGTTGATGGTACTTATTTTGAAGATGGTGTAGTGAATATATCTCTTCATATACGATCTAATAATGCAAATGATACAGACTTCTCAAACTTTAGAGAAGCATTCGGAAGACATATTGATTCAACTAAATTCAAAACTTTGATTGGTGAATTGATTGGAAAGCATAAAGATGAACAAGTTCATTTGCATATCCACTCACAGGGGCAGATTGAGAACTTTTATGATATAATGGAACTATCTACAGAAAGTTTCAACATCACTTGTCATTTGAATGATCATCCAACAAAAGACATATACCATATGTCTCATGCAGATTATTTGATTATGGCAAACAGTTCTTATAGTTGGATCTGTCACTTACTGAGTGGTAATCCAACTTATGTTAGGGATAACTTCTGGCATTCTGTATATCCAAATGCTGTGTTCTTAGACTCAAATTATCAAATAAAATTATGATTTGTTACGATAGACTTGGTAGTAACGGAAGACTCGGCAATCAGATGTTTCAGTATGCAGCACTTCGTGGTATTGCTGCTAACCGAAACTTTGATTGGTGCATTCCTCCAGAAGGATTTCCTTCACTAACAAACTATGGATTGTATGATGCATTCAAACTGAAGAATCTTACTGAGAAAAATGTAGGAGTACTGAATCCTATTATCTCTAAGCAAGAGCAATTCAGTTTTTATAATCTTGCAAGTGCAAATAGAAATGTAAGGAATCGTATTGAGAGGTCTTATGAATTTGATGAAGATCTTTTCAATAATGTAGAGGATAATACAAACATTGATGGATTCTTTCAGTCAGAAAAATACTTCAAACATATTGAATCTGAGATTCGTGAAGACTTTGAGTTTGTGGATGGGATTCTAGAACCATGTAAAGAGTTCATGAAGCAGTTCTCTGAAGTTGTCTTTCTTCATGTCAGACGTGGTGATAATGTTGGTAGAGAAGATCTCTGTAGGATTCCTAAACTTGAAGGTTACTATGCTGATGCTCTGACTCGTTTCAGTGATACTGCTGCGGTGTTGGTTTGCAGTGATGATATTGAGTGGTGCAAGGAACAATCCTTCTTCAATGATGAACGGTTCTTCCTTTCGGAAAACAATGAGAGATATAACTTCAAGTGTCTTGATGGTGATAATGTTCTTCGTAACTCTACCATCCCTTATGTTGATCTCTGCTTGATGAGTCTTTGTAATGGCGGAATCATTCCAACCAGCACCTTGAGTTGGTGGGGTGCCTATTTGCAAAAAGATAGAACCAATCCCATAATTGTTCAAGACCCCTGGTTCGGTCCCACTCTTGCATATAACAACACTAAGGATCTTATTCCTAGTGATTGGATTAAACTTTCCTGGTAAATTAATTTAGGTTTCTTATGAAAATTTGTGTAATTACAATTGCAACTGGAAGGTATATCCAGTTCGTAGAAAAACTTCTTGAGTCTATTGAGAACAACTTTTTAGTCGGTCATGATATCAGTTGCCTTCTGTTCACTGATAATGATTTGGAAGAGGCATCAGATAACATTAAAGTCAGTAAGATTGAGCATAAGACTTGGCCCGAACCAGCACTGAAAAAGTATAATTACATTTACTCTGAGCGAGAGTATCTCAAGCAGTTTGACTATACTTATTTGTTTGATGCTGATGTCTACTTTGTGGACAAGGTTGCAGATGAGGTTCTTGGAGATCTGGTTGGTGTAATCCATCCATATAAGGTGCTTGAGGATAAGTCTGTATATCCTTATGAAGCAAGGAAAGAGTCTACTGCTTATGTTCCTGATGCTGACAGAAGTAAGTACTATGCCGCAGCATTTGCTGGTGGTAAGTCTGAGAAGTTCTTGGAGATGGCAAAGACTATTTCTGAACGAGTATCTGAAGATGAGAAGAATGGTATCGTTGCAGTATGGCATGATGAAAGTCATCTGAACAAATACTTCAATGAGAATCCTCCGAAGGATCTTTCTCCAAGTTATATGTTCCCTGAGGAACTGGTAAATCATCCAAACTATCCTTGGAAACCCAAACTGATTGCTGTCAACAAGGATGCTTTTGATACTTCATTCAATCAAGAGAAGCGGGAACTGAATCAATACGGCAATATTTGATATGAAAATCAACCTGAGAAATTTAAATACTTACTACATCAATCTTGATGAGAAGGAAGAAAGGAGAAGGTCTGTTGAGTATACTCTGAATAGACTCAACTTCTCTTCTGTTACCAGAATCTCTGGTGTTAAGTGTGATGATGGTAAAGTCGGATGTGCTAGATCTCAGCATAAAGTATTATCTGATACCTCAATTCAAACTCCATTCTTGTTAATGGAAGATGATTGTTTGTTCACTGGTAACTCTGACTTTGAAATTGAAGTTCCTGATGATGCTGACGCTCTGTTCATTGGAGTGTCACAGTGGGCAAGGTATTTGAATTTCTCTGGTCCATTTTTGCATTATAGGAAAGTTGATGATAAAATAGTCCAGGTATACAATATGTTATCTGGACATGCTGTAATTTATTTGACTGAAGAGTATAGACAAGTTTGTTCTCGCATTTCAAAGTACTGTGGTTATCAACTTATGGACCACATGGATAATGGATATGCAGAGATTCAAAAATACTATAATGTGTACTCTTTAGACATGCCAATCTTCAAACAGAATGGACATAATGGTGGAGTAACATCAACTAGAATTACAGAAATGGGAATGGATATTTCTCAAGCAGACAAGTTTTTTGATAATGTTAAATACAATTTAGGTAGTCTTCAGGGAGTTCCTGATCTGAACAACTGCCTGAGTACTTATTATCCATCCAAGATTGTTTAGTTATGATTAGAAGATTGAGAATAGCACTTTGGCATGTTGTTGCAGAGTTGGAGTACATTCTCTATCCATGGAAAGATGGAGACCGTCCATCTGCAGAAACGATATCTAGGTATAATCTTCCAGAAGAAAGTTATGATGATCGTCTTTACTATTATGATTGGATAAAAAGTCAAGATCAAAAAATACAAAAGATAGAAGAAGACATTATCTTTTTAATTGATAAGATTAATCAAATTGAGGAAATTCAAAAATGAAAATTGCAGTATTAGGTTCTGGTGGCCAGATCGGTGCCTATCTAACAGAGTATCTACGTGAAAAAGGTCACAAGGTTCATGAGTTTGATGTTGTCAATGGTGAGCATCAAGACCTGACTACAATCCCCAATCCAGAACTCCATCGTGTCATTATGGATTCTGATTTTGTATTCTTCCTCGCATTTGATGTGGGTGGTTCTAGGTATCTGAAGAAGTATCAGCATACTTTTGACTTTATTAATAACAATACTCGCATTATTGCAAACGTATTTGGTCTTCTTGAGAAGTACAATAAAAGATTTGTCTTCGCATCATCTCAGATGAGTAACATGTCTTATTCTCCTTATGGTGTGATGAAGCGTGTTGGTGAACTTTATACCACTGCACTGAAAGGACTGACTGTTAAGTTCTGGAATGTCTATGGTATTGAGAAGGACCATGAGAAGGCCCACGTCATTACAGACTTTATCCGTAAAGGATTTGAAGAGGGTGAGTTTGAGATGATGACTGATGGTACAGAAGAACGTCAGTTCCTGTATGCAGAAGATTGCTGTGAAGCACTTGAGACCATCATGGAGAACTATACGGACTTCAAACCAGAAGATCCTCTTCACATTACATCATTCCGTTCCACATCCATTAAAGATGTTGCTGGGATTATTCAGGGTCAATTCAATTTGATCGGTAGGCATGATGTTAAGATTAAACCTGGTCTTGCAAAGGACAGTGTTCAACTTGATAAGAGAAACGAAGCAGATAATTATATCGTTAATTGGTGGATGCCAAAAACTACCATTGATGCTGGTATTGCAAAAGTGTTTAATGAAATGAAAAAGGAGTATGAAGAATGATCGGTTTTAATCATCTTGGCAATCTTGGTAGACTCGGCAATCAAATGTTTGAGTTTGCTGCTCTTCGTGGTATTGCAGAGAAGCATGGATATGATGTTTGTATTCCTCCCAAAGAACATCAGGGAATTGAAAACTATAGTTTGCACAAGTGCTTCTATTTGGATCACATTCCAACTGGATTCGTAGAAGCGGAAGCATATATTCAGGAAGAATATTTTCACTTTAATGAAAAGATTTTTGAACAGTGTCCTGACAACATAAGTCTTTATGGATTCTTTCAGTCTGAGAAATACTTTGCTCATGCTGCAGATACTATCAGGAAGGACTTTACTTTCCATGATGATATTGTCGCACCCTGCCATGAGTTTATGAAGGGTTTTGTGAATGAAGAACCTATCATGCTTCATGTTCGTCGTGGGGATCCTAACCTGACTGATCCTCGTGGATTCAAATGGTCTTATACCCAGTGCAGTGATCAGCACCCCGTACAACCGCTTGCATACTACGATGAGGCACTTTCGCACTTTGATGACGAGCAACCCGTAATCGTCTTCTCAGACTCTCCTGAGTGGGTTAAGGAGCAAGAGTTCTTTGCTGATGATAGGTTCATGATCTCGGAACCACAAGAGAAGTATAAGGATGGTTCATATACTCCTTACACTGATTTGTGCTTGATGTCTATGTGTTCTCATGCTATAATTGCGAATAGTTCTATGAGTTGGTGGGGTGCTTGGTTGCAGTCCAATCCAAACAAAAAGGTGATTGCACCTAAGATGTGGTTTGGACCTGCCTACGCTGACAAAGACACTAAAGATTTGTACTGTAAAGACTGGATTGTTGTTTGATGGACAAGAATAAATCTGCTTATAAACTCAAAGGTATTCCACCCATCTACTACCTCAATCTAGATGGTCAAGAAGATCGTAAGATCTACATGGAATCTCAAATGAAATATTGGGAGATTGAAAATTACGAACGTATCTCGGCATATGATGGACGTAATGATGATCTGAGCGATATTATCAAGGGTAAGTATCCAGATAATATGACTTCTGGTGAGATTGGTTGTACCACTTCTCACTTGAAGGCCATCAAACATTGGATGGAAACATCGGATTCTCCATGTGCAATCTTCATGGAAGATGATGTTGATCTCCAGATAGTTAAGAATTGGGATTTTACCTGGAGAGATTTCTATGGTCTGGTTCCCTATGACTATGATGTAATCCAACTAGCAATCATTTGTACTGGACCTCTTCACGTGTCCTTGCATAAGAGGTTTGTGAATGACTTCTCTACTGCAGCATACATGATTACTCGTCATCATGCAGAAAAACTACTGAAGTATCATGTTCGTGGTGACAAGTATAAATTGGATAATGGAGTGAAACCCAGAGCAGTGGCAGATGATCTTATCTATAACTCTGGTAATACATTCTCCATTCCCCTGTTCCTCTACAGAATTGCTTTGGGATCATCAATTCACCCAGAGCATGTAGATGTGTTTCATCGTAGTAGTCATGATGGTCTCTTGGAGTTCTGGCAGCAGAATGGACCTAACCTTAAGATCAATGAATTGATGGAATATAATCCATATTTGGGAAGAATTACAGAAAACAATGAGTAATTATACTTATTATGTTATGATATCCGAACAAAGAGGTGCTTGACACCTCTTTCTTTTTGCTATATAATTCTGTAACAGTTCTTCACAAAACTACAATGACTGTAACAACTAATGAGTACGGGCAAATGAATATGTTTGCCAAAGAACCTCAAATGGTAATTGAGGACTATCACAGCAAGGGTCTGTTGACTCCTATGGAGGGAATTGAGCGTTACAATGGTCGCTGGGCAATGATGGGAATGGTCTCGGGCTTGCTTTCTTACGCGATTACTGGTAAACTGTTCTTTGGTATTTTCTAAGTATTTCTACTTATGGCATACAATGTTACTCTCCGCTCTCCCGACGGCACCGAGAGTGTCGTTCAGTGTGAAGAAGATCAGTACATTCTTGAAGCAGCAGAAGAGGAAGGTGTTGACCTTCCTTCGTCTTGTAAAGCAGGTGCTTGCTCCGCCTGTGCTGGTAAACTGATCTCAGGCGAAGTTGATAATGAAGAACAGTCATTCCTTGATGATGAGCAAATGGAAGAAGGTTTTGTGCTGACCTGTGTCGCATATCCTAAGTCCGATTGCGTCATCCTTACCGAACAAGAAGAAAATCTGTAAAGGAGAAAAACAATGAAATTTGGATTTACCCCTGAGGCCGAGATCCTCAATGCCCGTGCTGCAATGATCGGTTTTGTTGCTGCCGTCGGTTCCTATCTCACCACTGGACAGATCATTCCTGGTGTACTCTGATGATACTCCTAGCAAGTATGATGCTAGGGATGTGGATATTCATCAGTGCTCTTGGTGATGGTGCAGACGACGATGATGACTATGGTGGCGGTATGATGATACCCGCATATAACTCAGTATAAAACAAGAGAACTCTCTACATAAGATAGAGGGTTCTTTTTTATGCCTAGAAACCAGATAACAAAAGATGAACTCAGAGTACATATCCTTAAGTTAAAGTCTCAGGTTGATTCTGATGAGGGATATCCTGGAGAGAAAGCAATCGCACAGAAATATCTGAACAGAGTTTTAGATAAAATTGACGAGTACAGGTATTGACAGGTTCGGTTCTTTGTACTATAATGTAGTTTCTGAGTTGCATAAATACTCAGACGTAACTCATTGTTACGAATTATGACAGTCTTGATGCCTCAACTACTCGCTGAAAGATTGTGCTATAATAGACAAGCGACAGGATAGTCGGTCCTGTCCAACATCTGCGGGTAACCATTCCGCAAGTAAATTTAACGAGGTATCTAAAATGATCAAATCCGCATTCGCAGCACTCGCCGCTGCTCCCCTTTTCGCTGGTGCTGCAATGGCAGGACCCTACGTTAACGTTGAAGCCAACTCTGGTTTCACTGGTTCGGACTACACTGGTACGACCACCGATCTTCATCTGGGTTATGAGGGTCCTATCGGTGAATCCTCTTCCTACTATGTTCAGGCAGGAGCTTCTGTCGTCTCCCCTGACGGTGGCGAGGTTGACACCGTTCCTTCGGGCAAGGCAGGTCTGGGCGTTGCTCTGACCGATAGGGTTGGTGCATACGGCGAAGTTTCGTTCGTTGGTTCTGGCGTTGCTGGTGTTGACCGTTCCTACGGCACCAAAGCAGGCGTTAAGTGGACCTTCTGATCTTCTAATCAGATAAACTAAAAATCAGGATCCCCTAACAGGGATCCTTTTTTTGTGCCTGGATGTACGTTAAAATCAAGTTAAGTTGCTCTATATACCAAGGTTTGTCTTTTTTCTAAGTTAACCAACCCTTAACTACAAAATCTGAAGACCATGTTAAAATTAACAGGTCTTTCACGGACAAACCCGAAAACACTAGAAAAGGAAATTACTCATGAAAGCAATCGCTCTTGCCGCCCTGGCAATTCCTATGGTGACGGCACCTGCCCTTGCTGGCCCCTACGTCTCCACCAAGTCCGAGTTTAAGTTCTCTGATGCCAACTACAAAGAGGCAGTAAATCAGGCACGTCTAGGATACGACTGGAAAGTTGGTGCTCTGAAACCCTATGTTGAACTGGGCGGTGGTGCCAAGACCCCTGACGGTGGTGATTCTAAAGGTTTTACTGCTGCTGAAATTGGTACTGGCATCAAACTGACCGACGAACTCTCTGCCAAACTGAAGGCGGAAGCAACTCAAACTTCTGGTAAGACCAGTTGGAAAGCAGAACTCAGCACCAAGTATCGTTTCTGATATAAAAAAAGGTAGAGATAAATGAAAAAAATTCTCGCTGCTGTTGGTGTCGTCGCTCTAGGTGGCACCCTTGTTGCTTGCGGATCTGCTCCTAACGATACCGCAAAAGCACCCTTCACTTTGAATGGTGCAGGGGCTACGTTCCCTGCCATGTTGTACCAGAACTGGTTTCAGTCCTTTGCTAAGGACACTGGTAACCAAGTGAACTACCAGGCAGTTGGTAGTGGTGCTGGTGTTCGCCAGTTCACTGCCAAGACTGTTGACTTCGGTGCCTCTGATGGTGCCGTCAAGGACAGTAAGCAACCTGCTGGAGGTATGGTTCACATCCCCATGACTGGTGGTGCAATTGTCCCTGCCTACAATCTGCCTGGTTGTGATGTCAAGATGACTCAGACTCAACTTGCAGATGTCTTCCTTGGCAAAATCACTAACTGGTCTACTTTCGGTTGTGCTGATAAGCAAATTGCTACCGTCCATCGCTCTGATGGAAGTGGCACTACCAAAGGTTTCACCAATTCTCTGTCTGCATTCTCTCCTGAATGGAAAGAGAAAGTTGGAACTGGTAAAGCAGTGAAATGGCCCGTTGGTATTGGTGCAAAAGGTAACTCTGGTGTTGCCGCACAAATCAAAAACACCCCTGGTTCTATTGGTTATGTGAACTATGGATATGTAAAGCAGGGTCTACAACAAGTTGCTATTCAAAACAAGGCTGGTAACTATGTAAAAGCATCCGCTGAAACTGCTTCTGCAGGACTTGGTGAAATTGTTCTTGACGATCAGTTGCGTGGTGCTGATGCTAACCCCGCAGGTGAAAATGCTTATCCTATCGTCTCCCTGACTTGGATTCTTGCATACCCTGAGTATGAAAAGAATGGTGATGTGAAGGAGGTACTGCGTTACGCATTGACTCCTACTCAACAGGCAAAGGCAGACTCTCTTGGATATGTACCTCTTCCAGAGGATCTACGTCAGAAAGCACTTGCTGCTGTTGACACTCTAAAATAAATTTGGTATACTGGGGAAGGTTTAGTTCTTCCCCTTTTTGCTAAATACCCCGTGCCGAGAGAAGTGCGATTTCATTTCGGATGCTGAATTCTGTTAATTAAATGCTCAAACGACTATCCATTCTATCTTTTCTTGCAATTCCGATCGCTGCTTGTGCATATCCTGCAATCAACGAAATTAAAAATCCACCTCCAGTGGATGTTTCGGTGAACAAAGAAAATGCAATTGAATTAGAAGTAGTAGAGAAAAAATGGACTTGTCCTGGTTGCAACAAGAATGAACAATACGTTCTTGAACAACTTCAAGAAAGAACAAAGATTTATGATCGTAATGCTCTTGCAACCATCATGGGAAACATTAAAGCAGAATCTGGTTTCCGTCCTAATGTCTGTGAAGGTGGTGCAATTGTTCCTTATGAAAAGTGTCACCGTGGTGGTTATGGTTTAATTCAATGGACTTCTATTGGACGATATAGAGGACTTGGCAACTTCGCCAAACGTTATGGTTGTAATCCAAGTGCTCTTGATTGTCAAACTCGTTATATGATTAACGAACCTCAGTTCCAAAAAGTTCTACCTGAATTTGAAGGTGGTGGCCAACCAGTTCATCAATATATGGTTGGTGCATACTACTGGTTGGGATGGGGAATCAAAGGTCACAGGGAACACTATTCTTACAATTACACTAAAAAATTAGTTTTGACATGACTTCATTAGATTGGAGATATGATGACGGAAAGATGAAACTCCGTCAGCAAGCACTGAATGTTTTGATGGCCAGATTCGGATCTAGTGAATATACTAATCCAGACGGATCATCAAAATATTCTCTCAAGACCATTTACGAATGTGCCCATGATTGGGTTTCTCAGGGAAATGTGTCTATCAGTGGAATAGTTAAATACTATCAGGCGTATTATTCACCATGAAAAAACTATTGCTTGGATTGATTGGATCTACTTTGCTTGCTGCTCCAGCACTAGCAAGTGAATCCAAAATCAAAAAAGGATTTTATACGATGGATTCTATGGGTTGCATGTTAGTCCGAGAATGCACCGAAGATGTCCGACGAGTCAGATCCATATCAGATATTCAGCGTAATTATCCTGATTCTGATTACAGTAGTGTCGCTGCAGAGTTTGATGCGATGCTTCTATCCCTTGATAAGATCGGAGTTATGGTTTTTCTAGGGCATGAAAAGTATTTCCCTGTAGGGCACCGTGGTGTTTATCACACTGTA